GCTGTAAATCCCTCTGGGTTTGTAATCGTGGCTGCTTTTGTTATCGTTATTGTTTCGTCTCCCTTTAGTGCTCTTTTATATGCCTTGCACGTAAACTGTATCTCTATTTGTCCCAGCAAGCGCTTAGCAAGCTCTGACACACTCGCCCCGCTGCTTACGTATGCAAGTGTGTAGTAGTCTCTGTCGTAAGTATCATAGAGTTTTTTATACTCTATACCGCTGCCGTAGAGCCAAGCGTAAAGCCTGCGGGCGTGTTCCTCTAAGTCTAGCTTAAAGGCGTCTATATCCACGCAGCATACGTATTTGCGCACATAATCGTTAAATTGCTGATTGTCCAGCTCGTCTATGCGATTGTCTACTACAAAATTGCCGCGTGCTGGTACGTTTATAGTCTCTATTACAGGCTCGGCGGCGTTGTCCGCGCCGCTCTGCTCCATAATAAAAAGCCCCATATCGAGAGAATTAACGCCGTTATATGTAAAGCTATTAGCTGTATTGTAATAATTACTAAGCATATACTCTGTCGTCCCTCTCTTTCATTTCTTCCGCAGTCTCTAACATTTCCTCTGTAAGCTCTCTTATGTCTGTATCTCTGTTGTTTTCAAAGTGTTCTATATTTACGTTAATCTCGTTTGTAATTTGCTGCGCCCTGCCGCCTTTTGCGGTGTCTATAGCTGTGTTTCTCGCTGTATTTGTGAGCGGTGTTACTACAGCTTTGCCGTTTACCATTTGTACGAGCTCTGGTCCCGCCTCTGCTACCATAGCGCCGCCGTTTCCGATAATACCGCCATGTGCAAGCCTTGGCAGGCTTAAATTACTCATTTCGCCAATACTTACCCCTGGTATTTTGTTTATAAGGTTAATAGCTCCGTTGATAAGCCCTATAGCTCCGTTTATGGTGTTTTCTATAATGCTAATTACGCCGTTAATTCCTGCTTTTACCGCGCCGCCTATTGCGTCTGCTATGCTTGCGCCTAAATCCGAAAACGTATTTCTTATAGTGTCCCACAAGTCGCTAAAAAAAGAGCCAAAATTAGAGAATACGTCCTTTACTGCGTCCCAAGCTGCCCCGAATGTGTCTCTAAAAAATGAGCCGACAGCCGAAAAGATACGCTTTACGCTATCCCATAACGTATTAAAGAAGTTTGCAAAACCCTCGAATATGCTCTTTATTCCGTCCCACGCGCCTTTAAAATCTCCTGTAAGTACGTCTTTTACGACGCTGAATACTGTTTTTATAGCGTTCCATACCGCAGCAAAGTAAGCCGCTACAACGTCCCATACTGCTTTGATAATTTCCCACGCATTACGAAAGAATGAGCCCAGCACTTCGCCTACAGCCGAGAACACTACTTTTATGTTTTCCCAGATAAGCGTAAAGTAAAGTACTGCTACGTCCCATACGCCTTTAATATATTCCCACGCAACCGAGAAAAAACCGCCCAGCACTTCGCCAACTACCGAGAATATAACTTTTATATTTTCCCATAACACAGAAAAGTACGGCTCTACTAAATCCCATACTGCTTTAATTATTTCCCAGCAATCGCTAAATATCTGCGCTATGTCTGTGCCTAACTGTTGCAAAAAAGCAAATGCAGCCTGTAGATATGGCTCTATAAAGCCCCATATCTCTTGTATCTTGTCCCAGATAGTGCCTATAACGCCCTTTATTACTTCGATAGCGCCGCCTATAAACTCTTTTACATTCTCAAATATTCCGTTTACTGCGTCTCTAAACCATTCGCATTTATTATATAGCGTTATAAATATCACTATTAGCGCCGCTATCGCCGCTATAACTAATATAATAGGGTTTGCTGCAAACACGGCGTCTAATGCTGTCATTGCAGCATCTAGCGTCTTAATTACGTTTATCATAGTTGATATTGCCGCAAATATTTTCCCTACTATCAGCAGCGCGGGGGCTAGAGCTGCCACTACCGCAATTATTGTTACAATAATTTGCTTTGTGTTGTCGTCCATATTTTTAAAGCGCTCTGTAGTCTCTTTTACCTTACTGCAAATATTTGTTAATGCTGTCTGTGACATTTCCAGTGCTGTAGTTCCTAAGTCTGTTACTGCGTTTTTTATCTGGTTTAGTGCTATTTTGGCTTTGTTGCTGTCTGTGTCCAGTTTATTAAAAGCGTCTGTCGTTGCGTTCGTGCTGTCATTCATTTGTGCAAGCACATTGTTAAACTCGTCTGCTCCATTTCCGAGTAGCACCATAGCCGCTTTACCTGCTTCGCTACTGCTCCATAGGTCGTTAAAGCTCTTGTTATTTTCGTCTGCATAACTTTTTAATATTGCTAATACATCAGAAAGTGTATTACCATCTGCGCTTAATTCCGCGAATGATTTACCCGTTTTTTCTCTTAGTACGCCGTCTACAGTCGTGCCGCCTTTTCCGAGTTCGTTAAGCATAGAGTTTAAGTATGTCGTACTCTCTGCTGTTGCTATACCTTTTGCGGTCATATCTGCGTAAGCTGCGCAAAGCTGGTTCATTTGTACGTTGTTTGCGTTCGCTGTCGGTATTACTTTGCCCATAGCGCTAGCAAGTTCATTTACGGTTGTTTTTCCTAAATTTTGCGTCGTTATAAGCATATCGCTAATATGCTCTGTTTCTGTTGCCTCTAAGCCGTATGCGTTTAATGCTGTTGTTAAAATGTCTGTCGCGGTTGCCGTGTCCGTAAAACCAGCTTTTGCCAATTTACTTGACTGTGCTACAAACGCTACCGCGTCTGCTGTATCTACGCCGCCCGATATTGCATTATATACGGACACTGCTATATTTGCTGCCGACTGTCCCGTATCGTCTGACAGCTTTAATATAGCTGCGCTCATATCTTCTATAGGCACTTTACTTTCGTCCGCTATGGTAGATACTTTCGCCATAGCGTCCTTAAAATTTGAAGCGGTTGCTATGCTTGCTGCTCCAAGTGCTGCCGCTGCTGCGCTAAGCGGTTTAAGTTTATTGCCTGCGGCTGTAGTTTTTTCCCCTATTTTTTCGGTTACTTCTCCTATTTTTTCGAGTGATATATTACTTTGTTTCGCCGTCGCTTCTAAATCTTTTAAGCGCTGCTCTGTACTTGCAATCTCTCTTTGTAACCCTCTGTATTGTTCCTCGCTTACTTCTCCACGCTCGAACTGCTGCTGTACCTGTTTTTCTGCCTCTTTTAAGGTTTCTAACTTCTCTTTTGTGCTCCCTATAACCTCTTTTAATATTTTCTGTTTCTGAGCTAATAGTTCCGTGTTTGTCGGGTCGAGTTTAAGCAGCTTGTCTACTTCGCGTAGCTCTTTCTGTAAAGAGCTGCACGAGCTATTAACGCCAGAGAGCGCCTTAGATAGCTTAGTAGTATCGCCGCCTATTTCGATTGTAATACCTTTAATACTGCCTGCCACTTATTACGCTCCTTTCTGGCTCTTAATCTTCTCTCTTATCTTTTTGCGGTCTGGCTTGGTCTGCGTCATTCTGTAGCAGTCCTCTAAATACTTTCTGCCCTTTTCTGTCTGGCTAAGCGTATATATATAGCTTTCTCGCATAAAGTATAAGTATAGGTCTATTGGCATTTCTTGTACGTCGAATATGCTTATATTTAAGTAGTCTATAACTAGCTTCTCTGCTCGTGTTTCTGCTGTGTATGTATACTCTGCCGCCTCTGTCTGCCCGTTTGGGTAGTGCGGCAGCTTTAGTTTGGGTTATTCTTAATGCTGTTTACAAAGTCTGCGTAGTCGTTAATGTACGCTATAATTTCCTCTATGTCGTACTCTTCCTGCTCTAAGTACTCCGCTGTAATAACCTCTTTGCCTCTGTTGTTGCTTAAGATTTCTGCCAAGAGTCCTAACATTTCGTCGTATACCTCGCCGCTCTTAGCCTCGTCTGTGTCAATATCGTTTATAATCTGCATTTTTTCAAAAGTACGCTTTTTAGGCATTTCAACTACAAGAGTTTTGCCGTCCTTTAACTTAGTAGGGTAAAAGCTGCGCTTTAATTTTCCAAAATCAAAACTTTTATTTGCCATATTCTAACCTCTTTTCTATCGCGGCTGCTTTTGCGCAGCCGCTTTAATCTCTTATACGTTCTGTACTATTTCCTCGTCAAAAATAATAAGTGTACCCTCTTTGTCCATTGGGTAAGCTGTAAATGTTGGCTCTAATGTTGTCTCTGCGTCTGTTGCAAACGTAAAGCTAAAGCCTGCCTCATTCTTTCCGACGATTGTTACTCTAATGTCGCCGTCCTCGTCGTCCTCGTGCAAAAATCTAATTAAATATTTGTCGTTTTTCTGGTTCTTTAAGCCGCCGATTTTTACAGTACGCTTTTTGCCAGAGGTTGTTACTCTTGCTGTTGCACATAATTTATCTAATGTAGCCCCGCACCAAGTAAGCAAGCCCGCTTTAAGTGTTGCCTTTTCCTTTGTTACTTTAGTTTTCTGTACTACGCCTAAGTCGTCCTTGGCTGTGTAGCTCTCTGCTGTATACTCGAGTGACGCGCCGCCCTTGATGTGCGCAAGCTGGTTATCCTCTGTTTCTATTGTTTCGTCCGCTGGGATTGTTCCCGTAAATTTAACGCAGTAGAGCTTACCGCTACCGAGTGTAATTCTCTCGCTATCCATATTGTTACTGTCCTCTCTTTCTTATTTTTTCGTATATGGTAAATTCGTATGCCGTCTGTACCATATCTTCGCTTTGTATTGTCTCTTGAAATTTGTTAAAGCCTACGTCGTATAATACTTTTTGCTCTATATCTTTTTCTAAGCTGCTGTCGGCTATTTTGTCTGTGTAAAGCTCTATAGCCGCCTGTATCGCCCTAACTCCTACTGCGCCGTCGTCGCTTTTGCTTACGTTGTCCTGCGGCGTTGTGTATACCAGATATGGCAGCTCGGGTAGTGGTGTTTCTTTCGTCTCTCTAAACTCGTCCTTTGCCAGAGGTAGCCCCAGCGTGCGGGCGCGTTCTATAATTGTCTCTAATCTCATTTGCTCGCTGCTGCCTCTATCCTTTCCTGTAGTGTCTCTATAGCCGCCTGCTCTACAGGTGCTATATGCTGTATGGCTTTAACTCTGCCGCCGTTTCTGCTGGCGTGTCCGTATTCTAGCAAGTGGGTTAGCTGGTAATCCGTCTCGTTATATACAGTATTCCGCTTAGTCCTCTTGTCTGTATACGATTGTTTTTTTCGCCAGCCCTTGCGGTAGCTGCCTGTAAGTTTTGGGCTGCTCTTCTTAAGAGCGTCTACTGCCTCTTTTGCTACTTCGTCGGTTATTCGCTTTGTTGCATCTGCTATTTCTTGGTCGTATTCTGCCAGCGCTTCGGCTATAGCTGCGCCTGCTGTGTTTATGTTCTCGTTGCTCACCGCTTGCCCGCCCTCTTTTCTGCGTATAGCTCTAACTTTTCCTCGTTTGGCTTTTTATAAGTCCTGTAAATAGTTAATCGCTGCCCGTTGTACTCTAGCTCTGTCTGGTCGTTGTATTCGTGCGCCCATACGGTAAATTTATAGCTTGGCTTAATGTCCTTAACGCCTGCTGTTGCGTATTCGCTCTGGGTTATGCTGTCTACCTCGCAGCATATAGTTATGCTTTCTGTTTCTGTCGCGTTTAGCTGCGTCTTTAAGGTTATCTCTCCATACATTGTTAGCCCTCGCTTTCTTTCGCGTTGTACTCTCCAGAAAGTGCTAAAGACATCTTAAGAGCGTCATAGCTCTGTTTGTATTTATCCGCAAGGTTGTTATAGTTGAAGTCTGCTTTTGTAAAGAGCTGCGCAGCTCTAATAATAAGCGCGTCGGTTTCGTCTATCTTTTCCACGCCTGCAAGCTGCAAGTCTTTAAAGCAAGCCTCTATACAGCCGCTTATATCGTCCTCAATGATAGCCGAGGCGGTAGACATACGCATACTGTCTTTAATTGCTTTTATTAGTGCTGTTCTCATAGCCGCCCCCTACTCTGTTGCTTTTGCTACGCCTGCCTCTATAAGCTGCGCTGCGCGTTCTTTTGTTACCTCAAACGTGTCGCCCGCGTGCTGTGTAATATCGCGCTGCAAGTCTTTGTATGTCTGTGTTACTATAACCTCTACTGTTGTGTCCGTTTCGGACACATTAGCGTCTGCTGCCTGCTGCTCGTTTGCTGTTGGTGTATTCGCTGCCGCCTGCTGCTCGTCGTCGTCCGATACGTCTACCTCTGCTGCCGCGATACGTTCTACAAGCTCTGCCTTTCTCCCGTCTGGGCTTAATCCCAGACTTTTAGCAAGCTCTCTAAGGTCGTCTGCCTTGTACTCTTCCTCGAGCTGCTTTTTATCTAAATGCCCTTTCATTGTTTCGCCTTTCTAGCAGGCAGCTTTACGCCGCCTGCATTATTGTTATTAAACTGACTTTACGCCTTTTTTTACTAAGATAATGCCCGCAGCGTCGGCTACCTTTCCGTCGGCTACCATCAAGCATTTATTCTTGATTTTGTTGTTGTCGTGGTCTGTCCACTTTACTACCTGCATTTCCATATTTGTATTAATAACGTAGTCCGAAAAGTTCATAAATACTGCGATTACGTCGCCCTCGTTTGCGTCGTCCCAGCTTGGTAAAATATCATCCTCTACAGTCTCTACGTTCTTACCCATAAAGCGATATGTCTCTTCGCCGTTTACGCCATAATTTGTACGCCCGATAGGCTGCCCGTTTTTATCTTCCATTCCGTCAATGCCAACGTCAAAAGTTGACTGGTTCATTACAAAGCTGCCGTTTCTGTACGCCTTTTTCATTTTTGCTTTTACTTTGTGCCAGCCACTCCAACTTGCATACTCTTCTGGCGTCAGTGTAACAACGGTTATTACTCGCTTATCTTTTAATACTCCTAACGGCTGCCCCTCGCCCGTTCCGTTAAAAATAGCAATTTCGATAGCTTTAACCATAGCCTCGGTCGCCATAGGTACAAATAAATCTGTAAACATTTTAAGTGTTACTACGTTTGCTAAAATGCTCTGTGAAATTTTGCACTCTAAGCCGTAATAATTAAATGTCACCGAATTTTTAGCGCTTGCGTTCTGGTCGTCGCTGCTCTTTCCCTCTGTAATCCAGTGCGCAGTAGGCTTTAAGTCTGCGATTGGAATTGCTATGCCGCCCTGTACGTTAATCTTGCGCACCTTTGCGTAAATGCTGCCGTAACTTTCCAGCTTTGTAATAATTTCATTCATAATTGTAGTTGGAATTACCGCGCCGCTTTCTGCTGTTGTAGTTGTGCTGGCTTCTCTGTACTCTGCTGGAATTGCTACACCTCTACACACATAATTCATAAATGCTTTGCGGTACTCCATTGTGTCGTACTTATCTACTGCCGCTGTGCGCTGCTGTGTTCCGCTGCCGTCTGCTGGCGCGATACTTCTAAGTACTGTAGGCGCTGTTACGTTTCCGTTTCCGTCTGGTACTTCTCCCGCTGCGATAGTCGCAAGTAAACTTGTGCGCTGCTCCTGCTGCTGAATAATTGCCGCTCTCTCTTCCTGTAAATCTTTTACTTCTTTCTCGTACTTTGCCAGCTCTTCGGCTGTAAGCTGTGTGCCTCTTTCCTCTACGTCTTTCTTAATAGCCGCAAGTCTTAATTCAATCTCTTTTAATCTCATTGTTTTTGTTCCTTTCTTTGCCTTAAATTGTTGTTAAAATCCTTAACATAGCCGCGCGCTTTTCTAACGTCTCCCGCTGCTCTGCTTCACGTCTCCCGCTTGCGTAGCTGCGTGCTGCTATACTGGTGTCGTCGTTTGCTGGTATGCTTACCGCGCTAACGTCGTACACCTTTTTAATTTTTAATATTGTGCGGGTGTGCGTGTTCCTGTCGTAGCTATCCTCTGCGACTGTAAACGCCCACGACATTTTTGTAATCATTCCCGCGTTAATATCTTCATACAGCCCCCTTGCTAACTCTGTCTTGCTAAGGTCTGCTGCAATAAGAAGCCCTTTATCGTCGGCAGTTAATTTAAGCGTGTTATTGCTATTTCTTGCGTATACCCTGCCGCTGTGGTCGTACTGCATAATAACGTCGCTTAAGTCCGCACCGTCCAGCGCGTGCCTGTCTATTTTTTCGTAATATTTGTCGCCGTCCTCAAACTCATAGAGCACGTACGGCGTATCAAACGTAGTCGCGTAGCCCTCTATGTAACAGTCGCTGTTAAATTGGTTCGTAGCTGCCGCTACCGATAGAGGCGCCGCTACGTTTCTGTATTCTCTTTCTTTTACTACTGGCATATACTTACTCTTCTCCTTTCTCGCCCGTCTGCTGCCCGTCGCCTGTCTGCTGCGGCTGTGGTTCTGGTTCTTGCCCTGCCGTTGGTTCTGTTTGCTGCGGCGGCTGTGTTATAATTACTGGCTGTGGCTCTTTGTTGTGTTTATCCAGCTCGCTAACCTCTGTATATTCTTTTCGTATGTAATATTTGTCGCCGTCCTCAACGTGCGCCATATTCCATATATCCATAACCCCGTTACGATTAAGTAAGCCTCTGTCGAATAGCTGCGTACTTACCTGTAGCTTTGTGTTATTGCTGGCGTACTGTAGTCTGTTTGCGCTAAATGTAATAGTGTTGCCGTGTGCAAGTTCCCGCGGCGTAAAGGTCATATTAGACATTACAAGTGATAACTGTATGGCGAATGGTTCTATTTTCCCCTCATAGTAAGCGTTCCACGTTTCCTCATTAAACTTGTTTTGTAGTATGTCCATATTTGTATTAAAGTGCGTACATACATTTTCTTGTATCTGCTGCATTTGTAGCGCGTTCGGTGTATATGGTTTACTTTCTACTGGCTTAACGTCGCTAAACTTGTTGTCATATATAATCATTCCGCTTTTGTTGTCGCTGCTTAAGTTGTCCTGCGTAAATCTGTCGCGCTCTTTTTTAATATCCTCTGGCTTAAGCATATTTGCTACTTTTGCCAGAAAACGTATATTTGCCGAGTTCTTTACGGCGTTAATAATACCCTCGTTGCTCGTCTGTATAAGCTGCATTGTCGGCTGCATTGTCTTGTTATCCTCGCCGAAAATGTCGTCTTTATACTGATGTGTCGTTAAAATGCCTACTCGCTCGAACTCAATAGCTGCGCGCTCTCCGTTCCCAAACGTGTAACGCAAAAAAACTTGCTTTTGATATTCTATTATTTCGCAATTCTGCGGCAATAGTGGGTACCAGCCTGCAAGCTGTCCGTATGCGTCCTCTATCGGTATGATAAAAGCCGTATGCTCGCATTCTAATATTGTCGCTACGCGTGCTATAAATTTTGTTGTGTCCATAAAAGCGTTAGGTTTAAACTGTAGCGTGTGCTCTAAGCTCTTTAATGCGCTGCCCTCTACCTCTGGCTTTAACTTGCTGCAATGAGTAGCAAAGCTATTAATAGCCGTGCGGGTTAAATCCATTTCATAAACGCCGCCGTCGTAGGTAGAGAATACAGGACTATAGCCGTTAAGCAGCTTAAAGTATTCGCCTATTATTTCTTTGTTTTTTCGTCCTTTGAAAAGGTAATCAAAAAGCCCCGTTTTTCTCACTCCTTTCTATGCTGCGTTTTTAAGCAGCTCGCCCAGCTCCGCGTTGTATTTCTGGCGTACTGTCATAGCGTCTATTACGCTTACAAAGCCGTCTATATGCGCGCGCTGTTCTATCTTTATAGGTCTAAATTTTCTTGTTTCTAAATTCTGCTTAAGCGCCACATTTAAGAAGTGAGACTTAAGTAAGTTGTTACTTGCAATCTTAAAATTGCCGTCTTTAATAATTCCCTCAAATTCTCGTATAACTGGCGTTAGGTTCTCGCCTTGGTATACGTCGTCGGTGTGGAACCCGTACGCCTTAAGGTCGTCTATTAAGTACTGGGCGCTGTATCTGTCGTAGCCTATCTGTAATACTCGTATGCCGTATGTGTTAAGTAGCTCTACATACCAGTTAAATACGTCTTTGTAGTCTACGTAGTTGTCGCCAGATAGCGTAAGTACGCCTTTTTTTACAAATACGTCATATGGTACGCCGTCCGTTGCTTGCAGGCTTTCCAGTCTGTTACGCGGCATAAAGAATTGTGTAAACGCGTGTAGTATTCCGTCTTTTTCAACCACGATACTTGCGGCTGTTAAGTCTGTTGTCTGGCTTAAGTCGATACCGCCCACGGCGTAGCAGTCTCTAAAGTCCTCTAGCGTGCTTTCTTCGCTTGCCTTGTCTACAAGCGTGTATTCTAACCAAGCTACGCTACTGTTTTGCTTAATGTTGCAGTATTTCGTAAGAAACTCTGCTTTTTTACTTAAGCTACCCTCTGCTACTGCTATCTCGTCTTTAAAAAAGCCCTCTTGTACGCTTACGCCCATATTGGGGTTAGCTTTCTTTAGTTCTGTTATATCGTTCCAGCTCTCTACGTCGTCTATGATGTATAAGAATGGCAATAGCCTGCGCTCTTTACTGTTGCCTTTTAAAAAGCTCGTAGCACGTTTCATTAACTCGTCGTAAATACTGTCGTTAATATAGCCTGCTGTAGATATGCTAAGTATCATAGGCTGCCGTCTTGCACCTAGCGCCGACTTCATAACCTCATATTGCTTTAAGCCGCCGTCGCCGCTCCACGCTGCCATTTCGTCGCATATGACTAGCTGCGGGTTAAAGCCGTCGCTTTTCTTTGCGTTAAACGCAATAGGCTTAATAGTCGTGTTCGTCTCTTCTAGGTAAATATCGCTGCGCCTCTTTTTAGCAAGCTCTTTTAACTCTTCCTCTGCCTCTACCATTTTGTAAAAAGCGTCGTAAACGAGCGCCGCTTGGTCTAACTTTGGTGCTAAACAATAAATCTCTTGCCCGTACTCTGGCTCGAGATATGCCATATATGCAATAATGGCGCTTGCAAATAAACTTTTGCCGTTTTTTCGTCCAATAACTATAAAAATTTCGCGAAAAATTCTTATATTTTGGTCGTCTACAATGCCAAACATAGCGCATACTATAGCTTTTTGCCATAATTCCAGCTTTAATAAATCGTTCCTGCCTTTGCTGTGGTGGCAGAAATTTTCGATAAACTTTATTGCCTTATTTGCCTTTTTTGCATTGTAAAAAAACTCTTGTTTTTCCAGTCCGTCTACAAGTATTTTGTAAATTTGTTTTATCCATTTACCCGCTACGATTTCGCCGCTTGTAATCTTTGCGTAATACTCGTAAATATAATTTTTATACGGCACTCTGGGGCTATTCCTCGCGCAGCAGGGCTAACTTGCTTTTTTTGCGTTCCGCTGCTGGTACAAGCTCGGTTAATTGCTTTATAACTGCCGTATAGTTCTTGCTTAGCGCTATATAGGTGTCTGCCTCTGCGCTGCGCTTTTCGCCCCACTGGTTCGCGCCGTTCTGATACTCCGACGTCCAGCCGTTTTTTTGTATGCTATCCTGCAATATATCGAGCTCGACAGACATAAAAGCAGCCTTTTCGATAAGCGGCGTAACAAGTTTCTTTTTGTTTTCGTCGAGGTTCTTAAAAATGCCTTTAAGTCTGTTTTTTTCTTTCTTAATTTTCTCTTCTTTCGTGTACTCTTTCTTTCCTGCCATATCTTCGCCTCACTTTTCGCACACCACACCCCCTACACCACGTACGCGCGCCCCTGTAGAGTTTTTTTAGGCTCCACCCCTCGGTCTCCGCTGGGCTATTCAAGATTTTTGAATAGGGGGGGATATGCTCACGGCTGCGTTGGTATTACGTTGCCGTCTGCGTCGAATTTGTAGCGGCGTGTGTCTGCTGCCGCGTGGTGTTCCTTGTTGTGGCAGTCTTGACATAACGCTTCGAGGTTGTCCCAGTTAAGTGCTATGTCTGCGTTGTTTATATTCTGCTTGGTTAAGTAGTGCTTATGGTGTACTACCTTTGCAGGCTCGCCGCAGCGCTCACATAAGTAATGCTGCGATATGAGATAAGCCCGCCGTGTGTCTATCCAGTCCTTGCTGTGGTAGAACTCTTTAGCCCATTCTTTCATAGCCTGCCTCTCTTTATTTGCCTAGCGTCCTAGATTTCATACGCTAGGCTAGGAGGCTAGAAAAATGCAATAAAAAAGAGCGGCTAACTAATGCTGCTTAAGTAGCTTAGCTTTCCGCTCTTTCTCACGCTATCATTTTACCGCAGGCAATACCCCACGTAAACCCCAGCTTTTTACCACGCTTTTACCTCTGCGTTATAGCGTCCTCGTCTATCCCCCAGAGTAATACGCTTAGCTCGTTTATTATTCCGCTTATCCAGCGGCGCGGTGTGTTCTTGCCCGTGTTCAATTCTTCGGCTATGTCCACATAGTCTAAGCCTTGCATAAAGTATAGCTCAAATGCTTTATATTCTACCTCGCGCCCCTGCTGCTGCCTGCGCCTCTCTATCTCTTCTACTGCCTTGTCTATGTGGTCTAGCATTAGTATGGTTTTAAAGCGTGTGCGTCGTATGCTACGCAAGTATGTAGTCTGCTGCTCTTCTGTTAATTCTCCCTGCTGCTGTAGCTGCGCAGCTTCGCTTACTGCGTTATCTCTATGAAAAACTGCGTCTCTGTAGCACTTCATAAGGCTAAATGTGTCGTGGTATTTATCCGCTTTATGTTTCTTCTGTTCCTCTCGCTTGTAAATCTCTACGCCTTTTTTTGCGGCTGTTGTTATTATCTGCTCTAGTTCGTCCTCGTTTAGCCTTATTTCGCTCACTCTTAATTATTCCTCGCTTTCTGCTGCCGCGCTGCTTTTTAGTCGAATGGTAACCCGTCGTCGTAGCCGTCTGGTATGTCCATAAAGCCGCCGTCGCTGGGTGTTGGCTGTGGTCTGTCGCCTGCTGCCTGCTGCCTCTGCTGCGCCTCTGCTTTTGTCTCTCCAAAACTTACGCTACTTGCCAGTACTTCGGTGTAGTAAATTTCTTTTCCGTCCCTGCCTGTATAGTGCCCTGTTTTAATCTTTCCGACTAACTCTACTTTGTTGCCTTTCTGTAGCCATTTCTCTACCCACTCTGCCGTTTTGCCGAGCGCGCGTATATTAATAAAATCTGTGCTTTTGTAATCGTCTACCGCCAGCGTAAAGCGTGCTATTGCTACGCTGTTATTTTCGCCGCCGTAGCGTACGTCTGGCTCTTTTGTCAATCTTCCGCTTAATGTTACGTTGTTCACTTTTTACCCTCTCTTTTCTTCCTGTTATATTCCTGTAAATATTTTATTTGTTCCTCGTCCTCTGCCTGTCTCTTTTGTCTTGCTGCTGTTTCCTTTTCTTCTCGCCGTTGCCGCTTTGCTATAATCTTTTGTGCTTTCTTGTAAATCTTGCAGTTTTCGCAGTAGTCCGCTTGTGTTGTCTTGCCCCGTAGTGCTAATGGTATGTTGTCGTAAGAATAGCAGCCGATACACTCGTGTATACTGCCGTCGTCGTCTACCTCAATAGTAAACAGGAAACGCAGCAGGCTTATAATAAGCCCCAACACAACCACTAATACGCATACCAACGCTGCAATTATAAACGGCGCTATTAATATGCCTGCTACAAGCGCTATTGTTTTAAATATCTCTATTGCTGTCATTCGCTGCCCCTTTCTATCCGTTCCGCTACGCTTTGCGCTGCGTCTGCTGCCACTCTAAACCCGTCGCTTATGCCTCTGTATATCCTTGCAATAGCCCTTGTTATTACGTCGCCCATATTCTGTACTGCTGCCGTTATGTCGTTTATAGTTGTGTTTGTATTTCTCATAGCCTTTTTAAGTGCCTTTGCCTGCTGCCGCTTATCAGCCTCGAGCGGTGGGTTGTGCCCGTGCCGCTTTTTATAGTTCTTTTTCCATTGTCTGTAATTCATATTACGCCCCGCTTTCGCTTAAGAAGTCTTTTATATCTGTCTGCCCGTCTATTTGTGTGTCCGTTTCGGGCACCTTAGTAACCTTTATGCCGAGTATACAATAACCCTCTTGTAAGCCGCTGTAATCTTCCAGCATATATATTATATCTGCCTCTATGTGTCTGCCTGTCTCTTTGCCGTCGGCATACTCATTAAGGCGTAGCGCGTCGCCAGTCTTAAAGCCTCTGTCGTTCTTTCGCAGTTCAAAGCTCTTTTTTCCTGTTGCCACGTCCTTAAAATACATAGCAGCTAACTTAAGCTCGTGTACTTTCTGCTCTTTTGGCTGTAGTGCCTTGTCTAATGCTGCCTCGCGTTCTCTCGCCTGTAGTGTTTTCTGTGTCTGTTTATCTATTGCCGCTTGCTGCTCGTCGTAGCGCTGCTCGTCCGTCTTTTCTGCCTCTGCTTTGTTAATATACTCGTCGCACTTTTCGCACATTCCCGTTTTTACGTTGCAAGTGCTGTAATTTAAGCAGCTATAGCATAGGCTCGTAATGCTTTCTGGGTGCGGCGTCCTGTAATCGTCGCCCGCTTTCTTTTCTGCTACCTTTGCGGCTATCTCTTTTGCTCTTATATCCTCGCCCGCTGCTGCCTGCTGTGCTATTTCGTTTTGCTCGTCCTCGTCTAGCTTACTTGCCTCGTAGGCTGCCGTTATACCTAAGTTGCCCGCCTTAAACTGTTCTTTAGCCTCTGGCGTAAGATTATTGTTAATCTGCTCCATACGTCCTACGTTTGTTGCACTCTCGCCCAGTACGTCGGCTATTAAGTTGCGCATACGTCCTTGTATCTCTAAGCCGTCCTCGTCTCTGGCTCTTATAAGTGCTTTTTTTAACCTTGCCGCCTGCTCTGTCTTTTCGTACGGCGTAAGCTCTCGGTTAAATGCGTTGCCGACTAACAAGCTAAGCTCGAGCCCTGCGGGTGTTATGTCTTTGTAGAGATAGCGCACGCTTTTATACTTCTCGTAGCCTCTGTCTATAAGCAGCCTGTTAGCCTTGTTACGCCTGTGCCCGCTTATAATTTTATATTTGCCGTCTATCCTGCCTAATACTGTCGGCTGCTGCTGTCCTACGGCGAGTATAGCGTCTGCCAGCTCTTCTATGCTCTCTTGACTGTAAAAGTTGCTTTCTGTTTCCTCTACGTCGTACGGGTTTAAGTATATTTCCGTGTACTCTGTTACCGCTGCTGCCTTTGTGTCCGCTTTGCTTTGTGCGTTTAATATATCCATAAAGCTAAACTTATTTGCTGCTGCCATAGTTTTACGCCTCGCTTTCTTCCAGATACTTTGTTATCAGTTTCTTATAGTCCTGCGCAGCTCCGCAGCGTGGGCTATACTCGTATGCCGCTTTATTAAAAAATGTGCTTTCTGCTGCCTTGTCAGTGTAGCGTATTTGCCCCAGTATTTTAACCTTGCTTTTCTGCTGTAGCCATTCCAGCCCCGCTATGTTCGTGTCATTGTTTTTGTACATTGTCACGAGTGCCCCTAGCAGTTCTATATCTGGGTTAAGCTGCTTAGCGTCCTGTATCTGCTCCGCTATAATGTCCAAGCCCTCTAACGCCCACTCGTCTATTTTTACGGGTACTATAACCTCATCTGTAATTTTTAGCGCCGCTATCACGTTAAAGGCTATGTCTGGCGGGTTGTCAATAATCATATAATCGTAGTAGTCGTTTATCGTGTCTGGAAGCGGCAGCTCTAAGTTGGTAATAGGCGTATGTATTAGTTTGTCGTATGCGTCTATCTGGCTGCCGCTGCTGCCTGCCATTGTCCATACTGCTGACATAAGCGACATATTAGCCGTTATTATGTCTACGTTGTTGTGCTGCGGGTGCTCTGTTATTAACTCTCTTAATGGGTTCTTGTATTCGCCTAACAATGCTTTAGCCGCTGCGCACTCTCCCGCTGCCTTGTACGCCCCTGCTGCCTTGCTTAAATTGCCCTGCTTGTCGTTATCCAGTAGTAATACTGTCTTGCCTCTCTTTTGCAGCTCGTAGGCTATGTTATACGCTGTGTATGTTTTTCCTACGCCGCCCTTAAGGTTAATAATGCTTATTACTTTCATAGTCTGCCTCTCTTTCTCTCCGTTGGTTCTGGCTCTTTTTATCTATCTCGGCTACGTGTTCCCTTAATACCCGTATTGCGATATTTAAAGCTCTTGCGTAGTCGTTATAGTCGTCTCGTGTTCCTGTAAGTACTTGTAGCGCCTCTTTTTCTGTCATACGTGCCGCCTCTCTTATGTCGCAGGCATTAAGCCGCCTGCTGCTGTTTCCAGCTCTAAGTAGTTTATTAACTGCTCTGCTGCCTCTTGCCAGCCGTAACACACTACCGCTAAATAGCCCTGCTCGTTTAAGCTGCTTAGCCATTTCTTTTGTAGCTGCGTCGGTTTATTGCTGCCTACCTTAAGCTCTATGTATAGCCCATTGTAGCCGCCTCGTGCTACTGGTAAGTGTAAGTCTGGTACGCCAGCCTTTACGCCCTGCCTCTTTAGGTTGGCTGCTGTACGTGCGTCTCTCTTGCCGCCGTTCGGTATATGGTATAGTAGCTCTAACTCTGGGTATCTCGCATACTGGTACTGCGCCCAGTTAAATAGTGTTTCTTGTGCTCCTGCCTCGTTGTCAATTCTCACATTTCGCATATATTCGCCTTTCTTGCTTTACTCTAGCTGCACCAGCCTATAGCGGTAATAGCCGTAGCCGTAATACTCGGGGCTTACTATGCCCTTTTCTTCGCTGCCTTTTTCCACGTAGTAGCCTGCTGGTGCTTTTGCTTCGCAGCGATACCACGAGCGGGCAGTTACATACTCGTACTCTGGCTCTGGGTGTACTAGATTTTTACTTGCAGCCCAGCGCTTGCCCTGTAGCCTCTGCTCTAGTTCGTCCTGTATGTGTCTATCTGTATATTTAATAAAATACGCTGCTAAGTCTCCATATTGTCCGCTATCGTCCAGTGGGAACACTTTAACGCGGTTGTGTCCCTCGTACGCTTTATACCAAGCCTGCTGCAACAAGTTTGTATCTATGCGATTTACTACTAGGTGGTGGTGTCTTGCGCCTTTCTTGCCTATCTCCATAACGTGTATGTATTTAAACTCTAACCCAGCTTTTTTATATAGCTTTCTACACTCACGTAAGAATACTTGTATATCTTTTTTCATTTCCTCGCGTGTTCTGTCTGGCTCTCCCTTGTGCCTTATGTAGTCTAGTACTAAGTGGTAATCTCCATAAGCAAAGTTAGCGTTCATTAAGAGCCTTAACTTTCTCTCTGCCTGTTTAGTGTTTACTTTTTTCTGCGCCTCTGGTGTAGGCTTTACTTTGTCTCTTCTCTTTGCTCCCTTTTTGTTCAGTCTTGACGTATAGAAATATTCTACCTCTATCGTCTTGCCTGCCCTGGTAGTCCTCTTAACATACGGCATATATCTTTACCTCACGTATATATATTTTTTGTGTATCTCTGTCGGTAAGCTAATACTTTTATCAAGTGTTTTTACGGGACGTCGCCCCGTTGTTTTCCCTTGCCTTTTTGCCGTATGCAGCGTATAATATATGTGCATTAAATATTAGTTATTTGATACGCTATACGCTTCGGCTATAGCTTAGCGCCTATGATATTGCAGTATCGTAGGCGCTTTTATTATGTCTTTTTATATAGCGCCCTGTAAGCGTACAAGGCGTATTATTTATATTTATCCTATTGCACAAGCGGGCGCGCAGCGCATAGAGTTGCTCGCGTAGTTGTTGCTGACGTTGCCGCTCGAGTACACGCACCACGTATAGTACGAGTCGCCACGATGAGCGCTACGGGTTCTATGCCAGTCGTTAAAGTCGTCCTTTGCGTGCTTGGCTGCTCTGTATGGCTTGCCTTTGTAGTACTCGTATGGTGTTCTTTTGGCGTCGTACTCGCCTACAGATAACAAGAAAAACGTATCCGCTGTCTTTCTGCCGTTTGTGTTCATTTTGGTAACTGGTATTATATACTTAGCCAGCTTTGCGCAGCGTGCCGCGTATGTCTCGCTGTTAAGATACTTTCTAAGCTCGCTTGTTTCCCAGTCGTTAGAGCCGTAACGTCCCTTTGTATCAAATGGGCGTTTTTCTATAAGCTCGTGTGCCTGTATAGTAACTGTGTGTTTAAGTTCTTCGGCTGCTGGTGTGTCTGCGTCAATGCCTATTACGTCGTATGGTACTGCTGCGCCGTCAAAATCAATATAAATCTGGTCGCCTACTGCCAGCACTTCCGCAGCGCGTCCCTCTCTTATAATCTTTCTAAGCTCTTCGAGTGTAACGCTCTCTGTTAATATTGTCTTTTTTATCTGCATTTTCCGCTTTCCCTTCTTTTACTCTTTCCCTATCGCGTATATAGATACCTCGTACGCTGTCCGCTGCTCTTCCTGCTGCTCGCTTATGCGTTTAGTGTAAGCTCTACTCTGTAGCTTGCCCTTTAAGGTTACGTGTTCGCCCTCGTGCCATTCCTTAACCATAGCCGCGGTATCGTTCCAAGCGATACAGGGGATATAGCAGCCGTGTAGGTCTTTTAGTCTGTTCTCTACCAGTACGCTTATATCGCTTATACGCTTGCCTAGTGGCGTCTCTCGGTATGTAATGCCGCTGCCGAGTGCTCCGCTTAACTGTACCTCGTTTTCGTAGTCCCAGTGCTCGCCCGTAATCTGCTGCGCTGTCTCATCTAGTACGTATACAAGTACCTTACCTGTTATAAAATTCTTGTAAGCCTGTAAGCTGCCAAGTATCATAACTGGCATATTTACTCCGATACTGTCTACATTATCGCCCTGCATATATACTATAGCCTCGTCAAGTGCTCCGCTGCGTCGCTCGGTAATGACTGTAAGTTCGTAGCCGTTAAATGGCAGCGTGTTAATGTTGTCTACCTTGCGCAGCTCCTTTAATATGCCCTGTAATGCTACTGCGTTGTCTGTCTCCACGTTTCCGCTCTCCTTTCTTCTGTTTTTAGTGTCCGTTTTATTGGACAGATACGCCCCGCAACCCTCGAAAGTTGCATATACAGCCCTGCGGCTGCTGCTTTGCCTTTAAGCTAGAGGCGTTTATATGTAAATGTCGTAATACATATTTATGCGCATATCTCCCGCTATGTACTGCGGCGTGCTCTCTTGGTCGAGCGGCGGCGTAAGTCCAAGCTTGTGCCAGTCTTTGTGTGCTACGTCCAAGTGCGCCCTAAAGTCTGTTACTATCTCGTCGCCTGTAAATCCTTTTTCTTTGTAGTGTTCTTTTAGGTAGTAGCCCCAGTCTGCAAACACTACGGCTCCGTTTTTTATTACCCTTGCACGTTCCGACGAGCTTATAAGCGCTGTAAGCGCGCTTAGTGTTACTTGCTGCATTGTGCTTGTCTCTCTCTCATTATTTTTATTTTTTTAACCCTGCTGCCGCCTGCTATTCCCTCTAATCGCAGATACGGCGGCAATATTATTACGTTGCCCTTGTTTAGCTGCGCCTGTATCGTTTGCTCTAAATTCGCGTATGTTTCTTGTTTACATACCATTTCGCAGCTGAATATAAGTATTAAGCCTTTTGCGTTTTTCTTCTTTCTTTGTCTCCTGTTCATTTCCGCAGCTCCCTTATTTTTTTCTCTAACTCTTCTACTGTTACGCCCTGCCGTCTGGCAAGCGCAGCCGCGCTTATGTTGTATGTCCATATCGACGACATCTTAATAGCGTCGCCTATGTCTAACTTACCCTGCTGTAGTCCTATGCGGACAAATTGCGGGCTACAGCCCATAATAGCGGCTGCCTCTGCTGGTTTAATCTTTACTGCCTGCATATCCTGTTACCTCGCTGTATTCTGCTGTGCCTGCGCCATAGCAAGTACACCCTGTGAATAAATCGCGACAATATTACGCTTGTCCTCTGGCAGCTTTGCTACTTCCTGCATAAGCTCGCTAAAATTTTCTAAACTCTGCTGCTCTTTCGTTCTCTCTAATGTCTGCTGCATACTGTTTTACCTCTCTTTCTTCTTAATCCTTAAATCGTCCGTAGCTGTCTATTATCTCGCTTTGTGTCATATACATATGCCGCTATTCTCCTGCGCTGCTTTTATTGCAGTGCGCTATATATTCCTGTGTTATCTTCTTTATCGCTAAGTACTCTTTTTTAGCAATCCGCTCGCGTATCGCCTTGCCGTGTTTCTTGTACTCTCTGCTTTCCCTAAGCCTGTAGTATCTGTCGTGTTCTACGTCGTGCTCATATTCTGTATAGTTGCACGTAACTTCGTGAGCGCGTACCCAGTATTTAACTACGCCGTCTTTGTCTTTTTCCATATTTGCCATACTTGCCCCCTAGTCGTTAAGCCCTAACCAGCACTTTGCGCTTGTGCCGTCGCTGTAGTGGTACTTTTCGTATTGCTCGCCGTCCTCTGCGTACTGCTCCCTGTATATCTCTACTACTTTGCCCTCGTCAAAGTTCTTTAAGTTAATTTCTGTTACAAACCCGCAAAGTCTTGTATAGTAGTGGTCTGCTCCCCATTGTTTTGCCTTTGCTGCTATCTTTGTGTTATACAGCTCTTGCAGCTCTTCGCGTGTGTATGGTTTCCTCTCCTGCTGCCTGTATGGTTCTAACTGCTGTATACCACAATGGTATACATACGGCGGCTGGGCTTTTTGTTGCTCTATTGTGTCTGGCTCTGGGCTATTAAAAAGAGCCTTGAAGTCTATGCTTTCCATATGCTACCTCTCTTTCGTTTTGTTGGCTGCTCTGTTTATTTTACTGTGTAGTTTATTTCTTCCCCGCCTATTTCTTTTATCTGCTGCCCTATTAAATCTCTTACAACCCATAGCGTAGACAAATGCCCCACTATAAAGCCCTGTGTCTGTAATGATTTCTGCTGCATACCTTGTAGCATTTCTATAACTTCGCTTTTTGTGTAAGTTTCTTTATTTTCCATATGTTACCTCTCTTTCGTTAGTTTAGTGCCTCTAATATCTGCTGTAGCTGAGGCTCCATATCTCGCCAGAATTGGGCATTGCTGGCTGCGTTCTTAAACTTAGGCGCGCCGTTCTCGTCCGTTTCCTGTGCCAGCTCTTCCCACGCCTTAAGCTCGCCCTCTCTATGTTTCGTTGTCATTAAGATATAGCACTGTAGCGTGCTGCATAGTTCGTTAGTAAGTGTTACTGTTTTCGGCTGCTGCCCCCAGCTTATAGCCTCTGTATCTATCTTTTTAAAATTGTTGTTCTTAAAATTCTCGTACGTGTCGTGGAAATAATCGCCCTTGCTGGTTAATTCCTCGTACTGGGCTTTTATAAAGTCCTCTGTTACTTCCTGCTGTGTTAATGCGTCGTAATATTTTTGTTCTGTCATTCTTTCGTTGCCTCTCTTTCGTCGCTGCGCCTTTCTGTGCTATAATCGCTTTAGAAAGGTGGTGTTAAAATGCAAGATATTACAATTACTTTTAGCTCTTCCGAGCTCGCAGCAATTCGTACTGCTGTTAGCAATGAGCTCGCTTGTTTACAGGACGACTTAGAAAATAACAAGGTTCCCAAGTCTGAAATAAGCGACGCTCGTAAATCTGTAGAGCTTTGTAACTCTGTGATTGATAAAATCGACGTGGGCTTACCTAATTCTACTTATGAGCCTTGCGCTCGCAAGTCCTAAGAGGCTGCCGCGCCTTGCGCCGTCTCGCTCTTGTGACGGCGCTATTATGTTTGCCCGCTGTATAAAAATACTCTACCTCTATTGTCTCGCCTGTTCTGGTTGTCCTTTTTATGTATGCCATATTATCGCCTCGCTTTCTTAATAAGCTGCCAAAGTTTACATTTAAACCATTTGCGGCGTTTATGCTCTTCTTTTCTTATGCGCTCGTTTACGATAGTCTGTGCTGCCTCATATGCCTCTATGCCGTATTGCTTTATAATGTTGTCGCGTCGCCCTACGCCGTAGCCCCATACTCCGCTTTTAATTTCTTTTGCAAGTTCCTCTGTGCTTTTCGTTCTCCTTTCTTCACTTGCCATTATGTACCTCGCTTTCTGTACTGTTATTTTGTTGCATAGTTAAGCAGGTTTATAAGCTCTAACGCCTCGACTATGCTGTTTAACTGGTCTACTTTCTTGTTTAATAAATCTGTTCTTGTCATTTCTTTAGTTTCCTTTCTGTTGTTCCCCTGTGATATAATTCACTTGAAAGGAGGTGTTTAAATTGGGTAATTCTAAAAATGTTGTGGATATTCTCAAATCCCTTTACGATAATGCCGTAAATGAATTTGACAACCACCCAGCAAATAATCTTACTGATAACGAAAAAGTGCTAATTGAAAAATTTAAGAATGTTATCAAAGATACTTACAATGAATATTGTGAGCCGTCCGACAGGCTCTAATATCCCTTTGTATTTGCCTGCGCCAGCTATTTATTAGCTGGCGTTTCTTTTATTTTTGCTGGGTTGCTATAATAATTTCCGTACTTTGCTGTAAAGCAGTTTTCTAAATCGCTTATCGCAGCGTTAAGCACTCCTCTCGCCTCTTCAACTTTTGCAATTTTCCCAAGTATGCCCTCGTCGGCTACTTCTACTGTTATTTCTAACTTTGCCATTGTTCGCCTCTCTTTCTTGTACCCCGCTTGTACTTTGTATTGAGTTATTATCTTTGCTCTGTAATTATATTACTTCACTCTGCAAAGATTGTCAATGCTTTTTGTTATTTTTTCTTTACTCTGCAAAGTTTTTGTGATATTGTATAGTTGAACTTAGAAAGAAAGTGAGGTGATAATGTGGGCGAACGTGTAAAAGAACTGCGTAAAGCTCTTGGATTAAGTCAAGAGGCTTTTGCAAATAAAATAGGTTTGAAAGGTAGCTCCCTCTCTCTTATAGAAAGCAATCAGCGCAATGTTACCAACCAAAATATAATTTCAATCTGTAGAGAGTTTGGCGTTAATGAGGATTGGCTACGCGCTGGTAATGGTTCTATGTTTGAGGAAATGAGCCGCGCCGAGCTTGCCGCTAATATAGTTGGTAAAGCTCTTAATACAAATGACGAGTTTATACTTAATACGTTTATTGCGCTAGGGCAGTTATCCCCTACAGAATGGGAACTTATTAAGAAATTCGTTGATAAGATTAAGTCTGATAATTAAATACTGTTACAAAGGAGATATTACATATGAGAGATAGTAAAGGGCATAGTTTATTAACTTTCCCAAGTGATTATACTGTGGTTGATATTGAAACTACGGGCTTGTCGCCAGAGTACGACGAGATAATAGAAATATGTGCATTTAAGTATCGCGGTAGTGAACTTGTAAACAAGTATAGTACACTTGTTAAGCCAGAGCGTGAGGTAGACAACTTTATTATGCAGCTTACAGGCATAACAAATAATATGCTTGCTAGCGCTCCAAGTGCTGTAGATGTTATGCAGCCGTTATATGACTTTATTGGCTCCGACGTTATAGTCGGTCATAATATTAACTTTGATATTAATTTTTTATATGATTATTGCGTCCGTATTTTATCTAAGCCGCTCTCTAATGACTTTGTAGACACTATGCGCATTGCTAGACTTTTGCATAAAGAAAATAAGCATAATCGCTTATCTGATTTAGCAGCGCAATATAATTTATCTTATGAGGGCGCGCATAGAGCTGGCTTTGACTGTACATTAACCAATTCTATATATGAGATATTTAAGAAAGAGTGTATAGACTGCTCGATAGAATTAAATACACTGGCTAAACATTCGCAGGTAAAAGCCGCTGATATTAGCGCTACGCTTTCAGAGATTCCAGCAGATAGCCCGCTGCTTAATAAGGTGGTTGTATTTACTGGTGCGCTTGAAAAAATGCTACGCAAAGACGCTATGCAGCTCGTGGCAAATATGGGCGGTATAAATAGCGATAATGTTACAAAGAAAACTAATTATCTGGTTCTTGGTAATAATGACTATTGCACCACTATAAAGAATGGTAAAAGTAGCAAACAAAGGAAAGCTGAGGAATATAAGTTAAAAGGGTATGATATAGAAGTTATCCCAGAAGGTGTATTTTATGATATTGTCAATGTCTCTTATGTACCTACTTACCAAGACGCAACAAATCAATTATATAAAGATTTTTCTTTAAGTGACAAAGAAGTAGAAGTTATAGAGATTGTAAAGTCTTTTATTTCTTCGAGTGAGCTATATTCTGATTTCGGAATAGCACGCCGTAGTGATAATTATATATCTCTATTGTGTGGTGAAAATGATTTTATGCGTTTTAAGGCTTCGCCGCGTGCCTTTTGGGTATCTTTGCGACTGCCTTTTGCTCTTGCAGACGAAAACAGGGATAACCCTTTATTTGCTGCTCAAGCAAATAAAAATCAATTTCATTGGAAATGCTCTATTACCTCTGTTGATGAATTGGAAAAAATAAAAGATTTTATTGTAGCGTCATATTTTAAATAAGCAGCTAGGCGCCTAGCTGCCTTTAATTCCTCGTATGAATTGTAATATTATTTTAAGCGTACGCTCGTCGCTTATGCTTTCGATTAGTGCGCGTATCTGCTGCCGTATCTTTTCCATAGCTTTGCCCTCTTTCCTTTGTGATATGGCAAGTATAGCGCTATCTGGTAAATATTGTAAGTGCTTCTGGCTATATGTCCGTTATATTGGACGTTACGCCCGTAGCTCTTGGCAGCGGTAACTTGCAATATTATAATTCTAGTAAATCGAATAGCTCTACTTCTAGGGCTGCTGCAAGTAAGCGCAGGGTTTCTATGGTCGGGTTTGCCTTTCCGTTCTCAATATTGTTTATTGTGGTCTTGCTTACCCCGCTTAACTCTTCCAGCTCTCGCAGGCTGTAGCCCTTGGCTGTTCGTATCTGCCATAAGTTGTATGTCATTATGTAAGCCTCTCTTTTAGTATCTATTATACTGGACGGCTGCGCATATGTCTTATGGTAATATCTGTAAAATTTAAATCGGGTAGGAGGTAGATAATTATTTTATCTACCGACCTCCCACACCACCGTACGTACCGTTCGGTATACGGCGGTTCTTTAGTTTTCACATATTTT